TTTTCAAGCATTAGGTACTGCACTTTGGACACTATTAACAAGTCCAGGTGCTGTATTAAAGCTCGGCGCCGCAATTACGGCATTATTCCTTGGTAAGATAGCCTTTAATGTTTTAGCATCTAGTATAGCAGGATTGTTTACAAGTAGCTCACTAACAATGGGTACAGCAATGACTGCCTGGTGGGCAAGATTTTCTACCTGGATGAGTGGGTCATGGGCCGCCCTTATGGCAAGACTAAATGCTATAACAATGATGGGTGGTGCTGGTGGCTTCCTTGGTGGTAGAGGAAGAGGAGCAGGAAGAGGCATGATGGCCGGCGCCAGTAGATTTATTGCACCATTGGCCATAGGAGCAGGTATCATTACAGCAGGCTCAGATATTATAGGTTACAGCACAGCAGATACTCAGGAAGAAAAAGACGTAAAAGGCGCAGGAATAAAAGGCGGAATGATTGGTGCAGGTTTACTGGCTGGTTTAGGACTGTTATTAGCACCATTTACTGCAGGTACCAGTCTTGCATTAACTGGTACAGGAATCGCGGCCATGGGTCTAACTGGTTATGCGGTTGGCTCCCACATGGGTAAAAAAGGCGAATTAAAAGAGCAGGAAGCCAAAAAACAACAATATGCCATAGTACAAAATGAAGACGGCACAACTTCACAAATACCAATAGATAGCACAGCCACTTTGTCACAGCCTAGAAGCCAGATTAAATATTCGGCCATAGATGCTATCACTGACAGAGCAGGAAAAAATGATGGTGATTTCATAAAAGGAGATCAGCCATATATTGACAGAATGTCAGATGAAGCAAAAATATTAATATCTTTATTAGGTGAGCTTAAATCACACAGAGGTTTATTAAAAGACATCAAACAAAAACCTGTATAATCAATAATCCATTCATAACTTGACTTTTTGGGATAAATAGTGTAGTATAACTTAAAGGATTTTGTATGAGTTGGAGAAAATATTTCACATCAGTAGACAACAGTGGTCTACCATTGAACGTGACAGGCAATCGCAACAGCGAAGGCGGACCTGGTGCGGCTACAAGTAGATATGCCAGTTGGCTACCAGAAGTATATGCAGGTTCTCCCAACAGACTCATGCGATACATTCAGTATGATCAAATGGATACTGACCTGGAAATTAATAGTGCATTGGATACTATTGCTGAATTTGGCACACAGGAAGATGAATACACAGGATTACCATTAGAGGTAAACTGGAACACAGATCCTTCAGATACTGAAAACAAAATTATTACTAAAACACTTACTCAGTGGTGCAGACTTAATGAAATGCACAAAAGAGCATTTAGACTTTTCCGTAGCACACTTAAATACGGAGACCAATTTTTTATCAGAGATCCAGAAACATACAAGTTGTACTGGGTAGACCCTGCAAACATTGAAAAAGTTATTGTAAATGAAAGTGATGGCAAAAAGATCACAACATACTTTATTAAAAACTTACAACCTAATTTTGAAGAACTAACAGCAACAGACGTAGCACCTATTCACAGCAGACCATATGGTGCAGGTGGTGGACTTACAAGTGGGTACAGTACAGTAAACAGTAAGTCTAACAATTACATGACAGGTGCCATGGACGGTGTGGATCAGGGAACACCTGTAGACGCCAAACATATTGTGCATATCAGTTTAACAGAAGGCATGGACCACAGTTGGCCTTTTGGTGTTAGTGTTTTAGAACCAATATTTAAAGTATTTAAACAAAAAGAACTATTAGAAGATAGTATTATTATATACAGGGTACACAGAGCACCTGAAAGACGTGTGTTCTTTATTGATGTGGGTAATATGCCCCCTCACAAAGCAAGACAGTACTTAGAGCAAGTAAAATACGAAGTACAACAAAAACGTGTACCAAACAAAAAAGGCGACGGATCTAGTGTTGCCGATAGTGCCTATAACCCAATGAGTATGTTGGAAGATTACTTCTTTGCCACAACAGCAGAAGGCAGAGGTTCAAAAGTTGATACACTACCAGGTGGTGAAAATTTAGGACAAATAGACGATTTAAGATACTTTAATAATAAACTATTAAGAGGTTTAAGAGTACCAAGCAGTTACTTGCCTACAGGACCAGAAGATGGAAGTAGTGTTTATAATGACGGTAAAGTGGGTATTGCATATATTCAGGAATACAGATTTGCCAGATATGTAGAAAGACTGCAAAAGCAAATACAGGAAGATATAGATAACGAATTTAAAATGTTCCTTAAACACCGTGGTATTGAAATGGATAACGGTGATTTTTACATTACACTTAACAAACCAATGAACTTTAGTAGTTACAGAGATCTACAATTAGATTCAGAAAGAGCTAATCTGTTTAACACATTGGCGGCAACACCATATCTAAGTAATCAGTTTAAACTTAGAAAGTATTTGGGTCTTACAGAAGACGAAATCAAAGACAACGAAGCATTATGGAGAAGTGAAAACGGTTATGAGAAGTTCATTGATGATGATAAATCACTAGATCTTAAAAATGTAGGTGTAAGATCAGAACCTGATATGAATGTAGATCCTAATGCTAGTTTAGATATGGGAATACCACCAGAAGAGAGTCCAGAGATAAATACTGATATACCACCTGAAGGCGGTACAGATTTAGATGCAGGAGAGCCTTTATAATGAGACTAATAGAGTTTTACAATCCAGAGTTTGATGAATTTCAGAAAAGAAATGCTGAAGACACTAGAACACCTAAAATGACTTTAGAAACTCTCAGTAAACTTAGAAAGGCTAGAGAAATTAAAAGAGCTGAAGAATTGGAACATGCAAAGTTCCAGAAAGTAATGTATGCTAACCCAACACAGGGTGGCGGTGCAGGTGGCATTATATAATACATAGTTTTTAATATTACACCCAAACACTATAAATATCTACTAATATCACAGAAATACGTCAAATTCACTCAGAATCACACCCTTTCGCACAAAAAAACACTTGTTTACATAAGTAAATAACAAGCCATGCTACGAGTATGACTACCTATGCATGGTATTAAAATTTTTAAGGAGACCACAATGTCAGAATCAAGAAGTAAATTAGAAGAAATTCTTGAACTTCTCCTTGCAGAAGAAAACGAAAAAGCGGAAGAAATGCTTCATGAGTATGTTGTTGCTAAAGCAAGAGCAGAATATGAAAAAGTTCTAGACGAAGACGTATCTGAAGAAGCAGAGGAAGTTGAAGAGTCAGAAGAATCAGAAGAAGAAGCAGTTGAAGAATCAGAAGAATCTGAGGAAGAGGCTGTTGAAGAGTCAGAAGAAGTTGAAGAAGTTATTGACCAAAGCAACGATCTAGAAGACGATATCCTTACAGACGAGGACGAAATCGAATCCGATGAAACCGGAATGGAAGAAATGGATGACGAAGATGAGTCAGAAGAAGAAGGCGATCAAGATCTAGAAGATAAAGTTGATGACTTAGAAGACGAACTAGAAGACCTTAAAGCAGAATTCGAAAAACTACTAGCAGACGAAGATGAAGGCGACGACATGGACGATGCTGAAAAAGTAGAAGACGAAATGGCAGACGAACTTGATCTTGAGTCAGTTGAATATGACCTAGATGAAGAAATTGCTGAAGAGTCAGACGAAGTTGTTGAAGAAGCAACAAAACTACAAGACAAAGTAGCAGACCCAAAAGGTGGTGAGGCAGATAACAATGAATCACCAATGACTAAAGCACCAGCAAAAACTAAAGTTGAAGGTGCAGGTGAACCTGTTAAGGCTAAAGACGGCGGCGACGGTAACATGGGTGACAATTCACCTAAAGATACTGGCGGTAGTTCAAATCTTAACGTAGAACCTAAAAAGGTTTAAAAAGGTTCAGGTAAGTTTTACAGGAGTTTTCGATGGCTAATAAACTATATGAATACATGAGTCCAGCACAATCAGGACTGATTGTTGAGTCTAACGACGGAAAAGACCTATGTATGAAGGGTTTATTTATTCAGGGTGATGTCAAAAACCAGAATGGTAGAGTATATCCAAAAGATGAAATACAAAAAGCAGTCGAAAGTGTAAAACAAAGATTGAGTAAAGGTGAAACTGTGATGGGCGAATTAGACCATCCAGAGGAACTACAAATTAATCTAGACCGTGTAAGTCATATCATTACAGACATGTATTGTGAAGACTCAAATGGTTTAGGAAAGTTGAAAATCATAGATACACCAATGGGAAATATTGCACGAGCATTATTAACGGCAGGCGCACAACTTGGTGTTAGTAGTAGAGGTTCAGGAAATGTTAATGAAAGTGGTAAAGTTTCCGACTTCGACATAGTAACAGTAGACATTGTGGCACAACCAAGTGCACCAGATGCCTACCCTAAAACAATCTATGAGAGTTTATTTAACATGCGAGGCGGCAGTCAAATATTTGACACCGCTTCTGCAGTAACACACGATAAAAGAGCAGAAAAACACTTGATGAAGCAGATCACTGGCTTTATCAACGAACTTAAAATTAAGTAGGAGACTACGATGGCAGTGAATTTTACAGATCTACTTGAAAATGCAGAATTAACATCTGATGTTAAGGAAGCTCTTCAAGAAGCATGGGACTCTAGAATCTCTGAAGCAAGAGAAGAAATTACTGCGGAACTTAGAGAAGAATTTGCACAAAGATATGATCATGACAAAAGTCAGATTGTTGAAGCAATGGACAAATTCATCACAGAAAAAGTTTCAGCAGAAATTGCCGAAATTGCAGTAGAGAAAGAAGCCCTTGCAGGCGATCGTGTTAAGTATCACAAAGCCATTAGTGAGCACGCCAAAGTTTTAGACAAGTTTGTAACTCAAGCAGTTGCTAATGAAGTCAAAGAACTTAGAGCAGACAGATCAAGAGTTAGTGAGCATGTAACTAAATTAGATAATTTTGTTGCAGAGCAACTTGCTGGTGAACTAGCAGAATTCCACGAAGACAAAAAAGGTCTTGTGGAACAGCAAGTCAAACTGGTACGTGAAGGCAAAAAACAACTCGCTGAAGCGAAGAACGACTC